CGTGATGACGCCGCCTAGAGTGGCTTCATCGGAACCTTCGCCCTGTCCGATGAACATCGCTAAGCACGCCTCGATCTTTCGCCGCATCAGAACGGCATCTGCGGTTTCGTCGATATCCCGCAGTTTAGCGATCACCGGGGCGAACCGCGAGACGCCCCGAACATCCGCGGGACGTTCAAGTGGAACGTGATGAATAACACCGGCCGCTGATACGAACTTGCTCGTGAACCCTCTCCGCGAACTCTGTATGACCTCTCCAGGATGGTCGCCAAATAACCAGAAACCCTCAATCCGTCCGAAGCCGTTGAACTGGACGCCATGCATAATATAGCCGCCGGCCTCCAGGGTTTGTGTCTTATTGATATCAAGGAAGTCCGGCTCCAAAACCTGAATCTGGAATGGAACTGGCAAGCCATCCGTGGAGAAGCGATCCCACAGTCGGATTAGGCATTCGCCGCGGGTAAATGTAGTCCGCACCATCATTCTCTGCGCGGCGTAGATATTAAGCCGCTGGTCGGAGCAACAGACGCTACTCCATGCCCCCCAAAGGGCATCAATCCTGGCATCCACGTCTACGCTGCCAGTATCGGCTTGCGGCGTGATCCCGTAGCCGATCACGCGCCTACACCAGCGCCGAACCGCCTTGGCACCGAAGGCATTGTTCCTGACAAGATCCTCGGCGTTATCCCTAAGTTTCCCGATTGCAGGCCCCATCTCGGCGTTTCCGCTGCTTCCAGTGGTCGCCCAAGTCCCTTGCCGACGAACCGAACGCACGCCCTCGTACGAGAGTAGAACGCTCTCAATGGCCCGAGCTTGTGTTCGGCGTAATCCGGCCTTCGGGGATAGCCAAGATATAGTCCTGTCGAGCCAGTTCCGCTGCTGCTGGACGTGTTCCGCAAAGTCAAGGGGCATTCTCAGTCCTTGCCAAAAGACGCATACGTACATCGCGTCGTAGTCCCGGACGCCACCGTCACGGTTTGCTTCATAACATCCCGAAGACGCAACATTTCGCTGAGCGAATGATAAGTGACGGAGCGATCTCCATACTGCACATGACGGACTCCAGCCTTAATCGCCGTTTCGAGCGCGTCAATATCCGTCTGTATCCAGGCCATTAGGCGCACCTCCGTCTGAACCGGAACACGGCTACCGTCGGATCAAAGGGAATCGGGATGGGGCTACCAACCAATTCCCAACCCTCGGCGTAATACTGACTGAGGTCAGCGTCCAATTCCATTTTCGCCACGCGGTCATCCCAGAGTGTTTGCCGTGGCGCTTCCTTGCGACGGTCGATGACGGCGGCCCTGCTGTCAACCCTCATGGGACACCACCATCGGAAGCCCGCCTTCTGGAACTTCCGGTAGGCCCGGGCCGTCCAAGATGAAGGCGAAGCGGTCCAGCCTTACGTCAAATTCGCCACCGATGATTTGAACTCCTTCAGGTAGCTTCAGTAGCGATTGAAGCAATGCTGCGGTAACATGAATCTCTGCTCTGTTTTTCATCTCCTCAACCAATTCTGTGCGCGATCCCCGAACCAACTGGGTGCTGGTCGAGACGCGCGTGGTTCTGCCGCCATGGGCGGATCTTGGCCTTGGGCCGCCTGAATCACTCGCGGGATAATTGGGCGCGCCGGAACCGCTGGCGTGCCCGCCTCAAGCATCCGCCACTGGCGCTCGCCGAAGCGGTCCATGCCGAAGACCGCCGCGGCCGCGCGCGCGTAAACTCGACAATCGAGTGCTTCATTCCTCGCCCCGCCCATGCGCTCCCAGGTGACTTTCCCGCTCGGCGTGACGACTTTGCGCTCCGAACAAAGCCCCTCGAAATAACCCACGTCATAGGCCGGGAAGTGGCAATAACCGGGGGCGCTCTCGCCGGTACTTGACCGCGGCAACCGCAGATTGTCGAATAACTCCTGCTTGCCGTAGGCCGTCCCGACGGTGACGATCCGGACGCCCTGACGCTTCCGGGCGGCGTCGGTCTTTGTGATTCCCGCGATGATCCGCCGGTCGTCGGCGCTGCCCTTGATCGGCATGACCGTGCGCGGGACCGTCACGGCCATCCCCGCCGGGCCGTAAGCGGGGCGCGGATGCTGAAGGGCGAAGTTGTAAACCGGTTTTGGCCGGAAGCCGCTATCAATCGCCATCGCCATGATCGGAAGGTTTTGCCCGGTGGCGTGTGGATATTCAAAAGCCAGGAGCGCTCCGAGGGCCGCCCACACTTCCGGGTTCGACGTCTTGAGCGGTTGCTGATCCGGTCCCATCACCTGAACAATCCGGTAGTCCACTGACCAGGATTCCGCCCCGCGACCCCAGCCGACGACTTCCGCCTCCAGCCGGTCATCCTGCACGTCCACGCCGGCCGTCAGGAAGAGCGCCCGCTCGGGTACCGTGCCGATCTCATAGTCTTCACGGCGAGCGAAAATCATCTGGTGGTCCGGCGTCTCGCCCGGCTCCTCCCAGAGTTCGGCAAGGGTGGTCGTGACGAAGACTTTGTACTGCTCCCGGTTGTCTTTCTTTGAGAGAAAGTCCTTCACGATTTCCCCCAAGGTCTTCCACGGCGAGTACAACTCCGAAATCCAAAACCCGGCGGTACCCGTACACGGCCGCTCTGCTTTCCATCGCGTTTCTTCGACCGCCCGCCAGCGCTGGACGTCGCTCCAGTGCGCCGCGCACGACCGGCATTCATAGTGGGCCGTCGCCGGCCGCTCCTCGACGGGAAGGCCGTTGTCCCATTTGACCTGGGACCATCGGAGTTGCTGATAATCGCCGCACTGCCAGCATGGAATTTCGGGCTTGCGCCGGTCGCTATGCTGGTAGGCATTCGCTATCCGGGAGCGGCCGACGATGGTGGGAGAACACGTCAGAACGATCTTGCGGCGGTGCCGGAAGGTAGCTGTGCGCTTGAGCGCGAGGGAAATCGGGTCGCCCTCCGTCCCGGCGCTCACGGGGTACTTATCGATCTCGTCACAGAACAGATACCGGATTGGCCGGCGTGCCAGGGCAGTCGGCGTCTGTGCCCCTACCAGCGCGACAAACCCGCCAGGGAACCGCTTATGGGTGATCGTATTGGCCGTCGTCCGGCTCTTAACCTCGGATACTTTCCCGTGAAGGCAAGGTGTATCCCGGATCATCGGCGCCAGGCGTTCCTTGCTGAAGGTCTCCGCGTCGGTATCGGCCGGGAAAACCATCAGGACGGGGCCGGGGTCCTGGTCAACGAGAAACCCGAGGGCGACTTGTTGCATGAGCGTTTTCACCATCTGGGTCGAACACATGACGACGACGGTTTCCACCCGGGGGTCCGTGAAGGCGTCCAGGATCTCCCGCTGAAATCCAATACACCGGAACGGTCCGGTGCGGCTCGAATATTCCGAACTGAGTTGGAATTCCCGTTCCGCCCACTCAGATAAGCTCAATTTCGGCGGCGGGGCCCACAATCCCGCGCACTCTTTCAGTAGTCTTGCCGCTGCGCTCATATCGGTGGTCTTGACAGTTGATCCAACGCCCTTCGAATCGGCCCATCTATGAGTTCCTGGCAGCGGATCACGTCTGTCTCTGCCGCCAGCTTTTCGGCGAGTTCCGCTCCAACGCTCAGTAGGATTGACCTGGCAGAGCTGATCACGGATGCCCAGGCATCGCGGACGTCCGATACCGGCAGCACTTCGTCGCGGTCCTTCCGCAAGTTGAACGCCTCGCGCTCGGCCCGGACCAGCGTGAGCTTTGTTCGCGCGTCAACCTGCGTCATGCCGATGCGGGACTCGGTGTACTTCGGCGGGGCTTCCGGCTTGGCCTTGCCGTTCACCCGGCCTTCGGGTTTCGGCGGTGCCGTGCCCAGGATCTTTGAATCGCTCATCGGGTCGATGGTGCGCTTCAGTTCCGCTCGGACTTTCTCCAGGTCGAACCGGCCGTCCGGCTCGGGCGTCGCCTTGCCGGCATCACGGAGCTGCCCTAGCCGCTGGTGGCTGATGCCCAGGAGTTTGGCGGTCGCGCGGAGGGAGAGAAGCGGCATCTACGCGGCCTCCCCCATCTCTGGCACATCCCCGCATTCAACCGGCCCAATAACCTCCGTTGCTCGCCCCGGATCACCCTTCACGAAAACCAATACATTCTGGTGTGTCTTGCCGAGCTTCCGGCCCGCCTCAAACTGACGCCCCACACGGATAGGAAGCGATCCAACACAGGTAACCAGTACGGCTTCGTTGTAAAGTCGCATCCCGGCATCCCGGAAGGCGCTGGCGGTGTCGGCGGGGAAGTTTCGATACATTCCCTTCGGATCGCGTATGTCGCCCACCACAAAGGCCGCGAAGCGGTCCTGTTTGAGCATCCCAACGCAAGCCGCAATGATTTCCCGATATGCCTTCAGAAAATCCACATAGCCCATTGTGGAAATATCGCGTGGATCGTCCGAATAAACCTCAAGATCGGCATAGGGCGGACAGGAGAAAATCAAATCGGCCTGAACGCCATCGCAAATCGAGGCTATCCCACGGGAATCCCCGGCGACCCAAACCGGCATTGGATCACCGCAGATTTTATCGGCTTGCCCTTGGTTCGCGGCGATTTGCCGTTCGCTTAAATCGACACCGATGTATTGCCGCTTAAGTTTCGACGCCACGATGCCGCGCACGGAACCGCCAGCGAACGGATCGAGCACGGTACCGGCGGGC